GAGGCTAACAAGCGCCTTGTTGCTGCAGAGCAGCGGGCGATAAAGAGGGCGAGGAAATGAGCTACGCCAAGCGCCAGGACAGCAACCAAACGCTGATTAAAGACGCCTTCGAGCGGCTAGGCTGCTCAGTACTAGACCTGTCCAGGGTCGGAATAGAGGGCGTACCTGACTTGGCGGTATCCGTCCACAAAGTTACCTGCTTTTGCGAGGTCAAGACGGAAACGGGCAAATTAAGTCCAGGCCAGGTCAAATGGCACCGGGAATCTAAGGCTTGGACCGAGGTAGCCCGCGACCTGAAAGACGTTGAGCGGATAGTAAAGGAAATGCGGCTGCGGGCGTTTGCAATATGATGGACAGCATAATCAGGCTAATTTGCGCTATTCGTGGGCATCAATATGTAGTTGAGCGCGTACTTAACAAAGGCGCTCGAAAGGTAGGCTGTACGCGCTGCAACAGAAAATGGGCTATGCATGATGAAACTAGATCGTTCGTACCATGGGACGGAGAATTTGAAAAGTTTTACGAACCGGGCGGAATTCTTGACAAAGCAAGGAATGGTTGACTGAAAAGGTAGGACATTATGGCGATACGGCAAAACAGCGTCAAAACGGCATTTAGGGCGATAGGTGGCTTCTACCACCAGCGGAAATGCCGTTATCGCCTTTTAGGGGCCTCTAGGCGGCCTTCCTGACGATTCCTGAGGCATTTTGAAAGGAGGTTCTGTGAACGACCACGAAGGAAAGGTTAAAGCCACGCAAACGAGTAGCCAGCACACTAACAAGGTCAATGAGTTCAAAATGAGAATGACTCACATATCTGACGGCATCCCCAGCGTCCCTTTCGTACCGCTCAAGTCGATGGGATTCGCCACTGCCAGGAAAGAGGAGCGCGACGCATTCCTCGCTATACCTAGCCTGATGAAATAGGCGAGTTAGGTTGAAAATTGTACGCAGGACACCACGAGCGCGTATTGCGCGTTTTGATCCTGTCCGCGTTGAACGATTGCCCGCGCTTTACTTCGGTTACGATCTCCGGCCAGCCATAGCCAAATACGCCGCGTACTTTGCAATAGACGGTATCCCCGACCTCAAACCTACGCGGAACCGTTTCATGTACGGGCGCATGTGCGGGCGGATGTACGGCGCTGCCCTCCAAGCTATGCGGTTCCTTGCATGGATAATCAGCGTCGATGCTAGCGCGTATTGCTGCCGAGCCTCTGTTATAAGCTGCTATTCCCATCATTTTCCCCTTAGTTTAGATCCCGTCCAGAATACGCCTGCGCAGTAGACTAAACGGCGATATGCTTACGCTACGTTTTTGTAAGCAGCAAATTGCTCGCATTCAGCTATCTGCTGCTTAGACATTGGCTTAACCGACAATTTGCGTTCTTGCAATCTGTACCATGCATTACCGTCTGAAGCAGAAATATCTGGTTGTTCGTCAACGTAATAGTCGCATTCGCAATCGTCGCAATCGTCAAAATCAACGCGACCTCCGAAGAAATCAGCTAATCCCTTCATCGCAGCTATGTTGCTCGCAGTGCTACGCGGCATCAATCCTCGACAGCCGTCATTGTGAAACTCGAAATGATACAGAAACCAGCGATCTTTGAACAAAATAGTTGCACACTCCGCTACTGAGTCGGAACCCTTTACGGTTACGCCCTCGACATTAGTAGCCCATCCGCCCGAAGTACCGCTAAATGTTTGCTTTGTTACCTCGCACCCATGCAACGCTGCGAGTACATCGGCAACATCGCGCACCCTCGATTTAGCTGGTAGGAAAATCTTGCAATCAATACCCATTATTATCTCCTTTAGATTAAGTCTAAAATCCGACGCCGCAGCAGCAGCAGCCTCGCGCTTAGTTCGTCAAGGTAGCCAGCCAGCCACAGCAGCAGACAGTGTCGCAAGTGCCGCAAGCCAGCCCGTACACCCGATACGCGGGCTAGAAAGCTGGCGTTGCGCAAGATCCGCATTTTCTTTCCTTTCGGGCTTAGGCTGCTTTGAAAACTTCAAGTGCGGCGCTAAACGGATTCGACCCGTGTTTCGCCACCGTTGTATCAACATGCCAGTCCGATGCCAGTTTCGTGGCAACGCGTTGCGCACGGCCTGAATTGTGCAGGGTCTGATACTCAACATATTTCGAGTTCGGCTCCCATCGCACCCAGATCGTATATTCCATTCGCGAAGGCGACATTATCACCGCGCCAGTCTGCAGATCAATGCGCCCGATCCTTGTATCAGATTGCACTAATGCGCTGTCAGCCGAATTGCCTTCGTGCATCGGGTAGACAATGAAGTCCTGCGCCTTACGCATACCGTCAAACTTGCCATCAAATGACACTGTACCCATGCAATTTTTGCGAATGTTGCTTAGCATTTTATTTCCCCTTTGTGGTTAAAGCGCAAGAGCCAGCCCGCAGGATGGCAGAGTGAGGCTATCCCCATTGTGTGGCCATCGCGTCAGCTATTCCTTGGTATGTGCGGCTTCGTTCTTTGGCGCGATTTGGTGACGGTGCCATGCGGTGAACCCTCGCCTCGCGTCCTGTGACTACATTGGTTGGCGTCAGTTTCGGCAGATTCTTGAGCCATAGGCAGGTAGCTTTCACTTCGCCATGCCCGAATTGCCACGGCTGTATGATCTGGTCAGGTTTGCGGATTCTGGTCGAAATGATGCTGATCGGGTTTTCGATAGCGATCCTGTCAACAGGCAACCCCATAAGCCAACGCACGAAGTCAAGCGCCCGCGTCTGTTCCGGAAGTTTTTCCTTGAACCAGCGAGCGCCAGAAACAGCCAAATGTGTGCAGGGCGGATGCGCAACCATTAAATCCCATCCCACCCAAAATGCTGGATTGCTAAACGCATGGCGCAGTTCTCCTGTAATGTGATTCCCGCCGCGTTCGCTTGGCAGCAGGTCGCACGACCATGCGTTATGCCCTCTAGCTGCAAAGGCATCACGCACAATGCCGCTGAATTCGCAAGCGACTAGGACGCGCATTACAGATTCCTAGCCATGTTGATTCTGATAAGTTCATCCATGCATGACATGGCCGTTTCAAGATCAGCTATGGGTGCCCATCCTGTTTGTTCTCCGTCAGAATTGTAGAATCCAATATCTATGGGATCAGACAACGATTCTGGTATGTAACCCTCATTGGATGATGATGTAATCAGAACTTGAGCACCGTTAGGATATTGTTTGACGAATGCAACACATCCGCCACCAGTTGAACATTCACTAAAGCCCAGTTTCCCAATTTTGTCTTTTACAGAGTTCATTTTCATCCCCTAGTTGTTTGCGCTGCTCAGTTCTAATAGTAGCTATGCTCAAGCATAAGGTCAAGCATTATTTTAGGTACAAAGCGTGATTCAAATCACGGAATATGCAAATAGCTCAAGCATTATGGACAAGCATGCTATATTGACAGCATGGAAACGAAAACACAGCGCAGACTGCGCCTGATAGCTGCAGGTAGGCTAGGCGGACTCAAGGGCGGTCAAGCTAGAGCACAAGCATTGACGCCAGAGCGTAGGCGAGAGATAGCCTTGCTAGCTGCTCAAGCTAGATGGAATGACAGAACAGATTTAGTGCGAAAGCACTAAGGGCACAGAGTCAATGGGACGTTTGATTGCGGAATCTATCCATTGCTACCCATTCTAAGGACTCCGCCATTGACTGTGCAATGGTCCTTTCTAAGTCCTATTGACAAATCCAATCCGACAAGCGCAGAATAAAGCCTCACGTTGTCCATTTGTACTAAAGGCTTCCCCGGCGTGCTAGCCTCACGTCGGGGAGCTTCACCTAGCTAGAGGCGGAAATTGCAGCAAACCGAATCAGTCCTAAGCCAAGCACCTCGCCCGAGGAAAGCAGGCACATCAGCCCCAAGCTATAAGCAGGTCACTTTCCTAGACAAGCTGGCCCTCCAACTAGGATACGGTCCAACTCAAGCAGGAAAGCGCCTTGTAGATCAACTATACGGCACTAAAAACCAAACTATCCTATGGGATAAAGTCCACGTCGCGCAGGCCATAGACTACGCACTAAAGCGGGTTCGCCAAGCCAAGAGGCAAGGCGATAAGCTGCCACCTTGAACCGGGTGACTTGAAATAGTAGGCAAATGGACCGGATGAGGAATCTGAGCACCGGATAGTCGAAAGACCGCTAAGCGCAGCCCACGCTAGCCCAGAACATCGCAGCACGAACCGGGGTTGACTGCCCAAGCTGGGAAACCGGCCAAAAACTCAAATCCGCCCGCACCCGGTTTAAATCCACTATCACTCTAAGGTTTGCAGCCCCTACGCTACGCGCTTCCGTCCGTCCGCCACACCTATTGACCTAGCCAAAAAAAAAGTACACAATCGCGCGCATGTCAAACGCCGTTGCTCTAGTCAATAAAGACAAGATCATCGAAATGGTCGCTAACGGCGCAATGCTACAGCAAGTAGCTAAATCGTTCGGCATCGCAGCTCCCAATATCTCTAAACACCTCGCCAACGATCCAGACTACAAGCAAGCCAGGGAAATCGGCACCGAACTACGTCTGCACCTCGCCTTCCAACGCATGGACGAATGCGCAGAAGGACAGATAATTGAAGATGAGGAATCAGGCGAAAAGGTGCTTGTCGAGAGCAAAGGTAATCTCGCGCGCGCCCGCGAGGCAGCGTTTAGGGCCGCAGCATGGTTCGCTGAGCGCGAGTTCCCAGCCAAATGGGGTAAGCAAGCCGAGGTGCAAATAGTCAATGTCACCGTCAACCAGGTTGACGGTTCTGCGCTCGATCTACTCGGTCAGGTTCGCGGTCAAGTGGGAGCGAATCGACTAATCGAGCATGACGCAGAGCAGCATAATGATGCCGATAATCCTCCCACCACGTAAGTGCTTGATTGCACATACAGTCGTACTCCAAATCGTTTTACATAATATCGATATTCGCACAAACCATCGTGTGATGTGGGACACTGCAGCATGAGGCGCAATCGGTACTCGCTGATGTCTGATACGTGCGCTCGCCTCGAACGCATCTGGCGTGGTCATGACCACCTGCATGGTCACGCGCTGTCGGCCTCCGGCCTTGAATCCTCCGCTCCCGAGGCCGGGGGGCCAGGGCCCTGCGGTCGGCATGGTGATGGCCTGGGTCCCTCTCACTCTACGTCTGCGCAATTTTTTTCAGCGCAAAAAATATTTTTCAGGCATAAAGATGAATCCTAGAGAATTGCTCTCTGATTTTGATAGAGAGTTAGTTGATTTGCGAATAGCGATAAAGAATTTTCAACGCGCATGTACCCGAGCTGGTCTAGACGAATCTGGAAAAATTAGTGCGGCAATGGATGATGCTTTAGCCGCGCTGCCACCGGAGAAAACGGTGGGCATGTTTTCTGCTGGCGGCGCGAAAAAAAATTAGCTATGAGCGTAAATTTATTTCTTCTATGCATAGTGTGTCTGTTTATTGTGATGTTTTGGCCGTGGCCTAAATGAACGATTCTGGCTTATCTGCTGCTGCTGTTGAAGGGTTGCGTTCGTTGACGCTGGAGCAGACGATAGTGTTTTGGGACGGGATGGAAAAAAAAGGAGTTGCGTCCAAAAACTTGGTTGGAATGAGGCGCTCGTTGTGTTTGGGGGACTTATACTATTTGCTGGTTCGTGCGTGTGGGCGTGTTGATTTGCTGCATCCGTGGCAGTTTGCGCGGGTGCGGGAGGTTGAAGCGTCGCCTGATGGTTATTTGGATTTGTGGGCTAGGGAGCACGGGAAGTCTTCGATTATCACGTTTGGTTTGACGATACAGGATATTTTGCGCGATCCTGAGGTGACGTTCGGGATTTTTTCGCACACGCGGCCTATTGCTAAGGCGTTCTTGCGGCAGATCATGCGGGAGTTCGAATCGAATGTTATTTTGCATGCGTCGTTTCCTGATGTGCTGTGGGGGAAGGACACGAGGGCGGCTCCGAAGTGGTCTGAGGATGATGGGTTGATAGTTAGGCGTAGGTCCAATCCGAACGAGGCGACGATTGAGGCGTGGGGGCTGGTGGATGGACAGCCTACTAGTAAGCACTTTCGGAAGTTGTTGTATGACGATATTGTAGTGGCTGGGTCGGTTACTACGCCTGAGATGATAGCCAAGACGATGACTGAGTTGGAGCGGTCTTATAACTTGGGTACGACGCCTGGGGTTCGGCGGATGGCGGGGACGCGGTGGGACTGGAACGATGCGTACAAGACCGTTGTGGATAGGGGCACTTTCAAGCTACGGTTTCATCCTGGAACGGTTGATGGGACCGAGGATGCGGCTCCGGTTTATTGGACGCCTGAGATTATGCGGGAGAAGCGCCGGGACATGGGACCGCATACTTTTGCCGCGCAGATTTTGCTCAATCCGAAGGCGGATTCTTTGAAGGGGTTCTCGCGTGAATGGTTGCGCTATTACGTGAAGCGCCCGCAGAAGACGAACAATTACATCCTTGTGGACTCTGCTAATTCGAAGCGCAAGGAGTCAGATTATACAAGCATGTGGTGCGTAGGACTCGGCGCGGACGGTAATTACTATGCACTGGATATGGTGCGGGACCGTCTGAATTTGACCGAGCGCACCGAGCGGCTGTTTACGATGCACCGCAAGTGGAAGCCGAAGCAGGTTCGGTGGGAGCAGTACGGTGCGATGTCGGACATTTCGCACATCAAGAGCGAACAGGAGAATCAGGGCTATCGGTTTGACGTGATTCAGGTTGGTGGGCAGACGCGCAAGTCTGATCGTATCGAGCGGCTGATTCCGATATTCGAGCAGGGCAAGTTTTACCTGCCGCGCAGCTTCCACGTTGCCGACTACGAGCGCGTTATGCACGATCTGGTGCATGACTTCGTAGAGGAAGAATACATGACCTTTCCGGTATCGGCGCACAAGGACATGATGGACGCGCTGGCGCGCATTGCCGAACCTGATTTAAAACTGGTGTGGCCGAAGCCGGGCGAAGTGGACACGAAGCCGCCGAATCGTCCTTATGCTCCTGGTGGGCAGTTAACAAGTTGGATGTCTGCTTGATGCTGAACGGGGATTAAATTGACAGAAAAAAAACAATATCGATGCGCAAATCCGAACTGCGGGAACCTATTTGAAACTGTGACCGGACGGCCTGGACGAAAGCAGATTTACTGCTCCAAGGTCTGCACCGATGCAATGTGGTGGGTCCGACACCCGCTAAATAAGCGCAAATTTCAAATGGAAGAGTTTAGACATATCCGATTAACGCTTGAAAAAAAGAAGGAAATCAAGCCGGATGCGCTAATTTGTAGTATATACCCCGCTTGGTTGTCTGGGCTTCAGGAGGCGACATGCCGTTAGTCAAGTCTGCGAGCAAAACATGACGATTGGCTCTCTTCCTTCCGCTACCATCTTCGAAATGGGCTACGCTGTGCCGGTGTTTTCCTGCCTGAAGGAATTCAGGCAATGGAAGTACAGGGACGAAGAATTTATAACTCCTGCGGACTCAGTGTTGCCGGTAGAGATTGGGGGCTGGTTCGCAGTTCCGTTAGCCGATATTCAAGGCCATGCCGTTTCATGGGACGCTGTGCGAGAGCATTGCAAGATGCCTGAAAAAACGCACACCTGGGAAACATGAGCGAAACCGAACGCATTGTGCTCGATTATGCCAAGTATCACGGCATCGTGCCGTTGGAAACGCTACGTCGGTGGAATCAGCAGTATAAGGCCGCGGAACTAATGCTCGGGCTGCGGTCGATACACCTTCAATTGAAGGCACATAATGCCCTCAAATGATGACATTCTAAGCGTGATGCGCAAGCGCCTGACGATGGCGATTAGCGCACTCGGGAATTCTCGCAATAACGAGTTAGACGATTTAAAGTTTCTGGCTGGAAACTCAGACAATCAATTTCAATGGCCTTCTGACGTTCTAGCGACTCGCGGCAGCGTTCAGGGTCAGACGATCAACGCCCGCCCATGCCTGACTATCAACAAGCTCCCGCAGCACGTTCGGCAAGTTACGAACGATCAGCGGCAGAATCGACCATCCGGCAAGGTCATTCCTGCAGACGACGCAGCCGATTTGGAAGTGGCCGAGGTCTACGATGGCATCGTGCGCTATATAGAATACATTTCCGATGCAGATGTGTGCATAGACACAGCTTGCGAGAATCAAGTCACGTTCGGAGAGGGTTACTGGCGTCTACTAACCGAGTATTGCGACGAAAACGGCTTCGATCAGGACATTAAGTATGGCCGGATTCGCAATTCGTTCTCCGTCTACATGGACCCGATGATTCAAGACCCGTGCGGGTCGGATGCAGAGTGGTGCTTTATCACGCAGGAGATACCGAAAGACGATTTCGAGCGCCAATTCCCGAAAGCTAAGCCGATTTCGTCAATTGAACAGAACGCTGTAGGCGATTCCGGCATTTCGCAGTGGATAATGGCAGAAACGGTGCGCATTGCAGAGTATTTCCGCGTCGAACACGACACGAAAACGCTGAACCTGTACCACGGTGGCATTTCTGCCATGAAAGACACGCCAGAGGCCGCTGCTGCAGAGCAAATGGGCCTGCAAGTGATCAAAAAACGCCCAGTAGACACACGTAAAATCTTTTGGATCAAGACAAACGGCTACGAAACGCTGGAGGAGAACGATTGGGCCGGAAAGTGGATTCCGGTCATTCGCGTTGTCGGAAATGAGTTTGAAATTAGCGGAGAAATGTATATTTCGGGGCTGGTTCGCAACGCCAAAGACGCGCAGCGCATGTACAACTACTGGACCAGCCAAGAGGCCGAAATGCTCGCCCTGGCTCCGAAAGCTCCGTTTATTGGATATGGCGGGCAGTTTGAAGGCTATGAGAACCAGTGGAAAACCGCCAATACGAACAACTGGCCGTATTTGGAAGTCAATCCCGACGTAACGGATGGGCAGGGCGGGCCTCTACCACTGCCGCAACGCTCTCAACCGCCAATGGCTCAAAACGGCTTGATTGCAGCCAAGATGGGGGCGTCCGATGACATTAAGGCCACAACTGGACAATATGATACTAGCCTGGGCGCGACTTCTAACGAGAGGTCTGGCAGGGCTATTCTTGCGCGTGAAAAGCAGTCTGACACGGGAACGTACCATTATGTAGATAACCTGGCCAGAGCTGTGCGCTACTGCACACGCCAGATAGTGGACCTGATTCCTAAAATCTACGACACGCCGCGCATCGCCCGCATTATCGGCGTGGACGGTGAAGTGGAATCAGCCCATATAGACCCACAACAGCCGCAGGCGGTAAAAAAGATCGTTGACGAGCAAGGTATCGTAATCAAAAAAATCTACAACCCCGGCGTAGGTAAGTACGATGTTCGAGTGACGACCGGACCCAACTACATGACGAAGCGCCAAGAAACGATGGAATCTATGGCGCAACTGCTACAGGGCAATCCGCAGCTTTGGGCTGTGGCTGGCGATCTGTTCGTTAAGCACATGGATTGGCCGGGCGCTGCGGAAATGGCAGAACGCCTGAAACGCATGGTTGACCCGAAACTGTTAGCCAAGGAAGATGATCCTGCGATGGCAGCGGCACAGCAGCAAATGCAGAAGATGGGCGAAGAACTGGACGCCCTGCATAAGATGCTGCAGAACGTGAACAACAGCCTGGAAGCCCGCAAGATGGAAAATGAGCACTTCAAGGCAGATATTCAGGCTTACGACGCGGAAACGAAGCGCTTGTCGGCTATTGCGGCAGCCGGAACGCCTGAAGAAATCCGCGCCACCGTAGAGAAAACTATCAAGGAAATTCTGGCCGCACCCAGCCTGGAAGAAGAGGAAACAGCCGGGCTGGAAGCGCCTGAACTCCATATGCAGGGCGAACAGGTTCCCGCGCAATCGATGATTCCGCAACAAGGAATGTAAATGTCAGATGCCTTTGTCAGAGATATTCTAAATCCTGCCTACGATATTCCGACGCAGACGATTGCCTATACGGATACGGCTGGAACGAGTGTTCCGTTTTCTCCTGGTCCGAATGCCGTGCAAATCATGGTGACGACTGCGGCTTACGTAAAAATCGGCGCATCGGTGGACGCAACGACCGCGAACGGAATTTATGTTCCGGCGAGTTACCCGGTAACACTCAAAGTTCCTGCCGGAATTCAATGGACCGCTTCTGCTATCCGCGTTGCTGGCAACGGAAGCATGATCGTGAAACCTCTTGCCAATTGAGAACGCTATGCTAATCCTGAATCCGCTATCCGACGCTTCGCAACCGGCCAAGACCGTTGCCTATACCGGTGTCGCTGGGTCAACTACGACATGGCAAAGGGCAGCCGATGCAGTACAGGTGCTTTGTACCAGCAATGCCTATGTGATCGTAGGTGAAGGCGTCACAGCGACCGCAACAAACGGAATTCCTGTAGGTGCGAATATCCCGGTGGTGTTGAATGTTCCACGTGGAACAGGTGCGCCGTGGCGAGTTTCGGCAATACAGATAGCGGCTGGCGGCGATGTATACGCCAAGCCACTTGGTAACTGATTATGTAGTTTAACCCGCACGGGGACGTAATTCCCCGGTGACTGTCGCCTGAAAAGGCACTCGTGAGAGTGGATGACAGACAGATCCCCTTGTGGAGTTTTCATGTCAGATGAAGCAGTAGTCACACCTGAAGTAACAGCGGAAGTACCCGCGAGCGCACCGGAAGCGACGGCAGTACCGGAAGCGCCAGCAGTTGCGCCGGAAGTAAAAGCTGACGAAACGCCCAAAGAGCCTGCCAAGACTTTTACGCAGGAAGAACTGGACGCGGCTATTAGCAAACGGCTAGCAAGAGAAACGCGAAAACTGGAGCGCGAATACGCGCAGCGTCTGCAAGAGGCCCAAGCGCAAGCTCAGCCACGACAAGCGGACGAAATAAAGCAAGAGCAATTCGCAACGCCCGAAGCCTACGCCGAAGCACTGGCGCAAAAGAAGGCCGAGCAAATTGTAGCAGCTAGAGAATTCCAGCGTGCGCAAAACGAAACGCTTGCTGCGTATCATGACCGGGAAGAAGAAGCCAGAGGGAAGTACGACGACTTTGAACAAGTCGCCTACAACCCGAGGCTGACGATTACCGATGTGATGGCGCAGACGATTCGAGCCTCAGAAAGCGGGCCGGATGTGGCCTACTACCTGGGCGCGAACCCGAAAGAAGCGGACAGAATTGCGCGCCTTGCGCCTTTCCTGCAGGCCAAAGAGATTGGACGCATAGAGGCGAAACTAGCCTCCGATCCTGCGCCGATCAAAAAAACCTCCAGCGCACCAGCGCCGATTACCCCCGTTACGCCCAAATCAACGGGCACGCCTGCCTACGACACCACAGACCCGCGCTCTACAAAATCAATGAGCACGAGCCAGTGGATCGAAGCCGAACGCGCACGGGTGCGAAAGGAATTGGAAGCGAGGGCTATCCGCTAACACTTCGGAGGAATGACAATTTCATATTCGGGAAAGTTCTTAGAAAGACAGCGCTTGCGCAATGTGAATCTTTGGATTCCTGTTGCCTTAGCAGCTTCCGAGAACGAACGGTAATCTATGCCAAAGACTCTACAAGAGACATTCTTATGATGGTTAAGACTCATATTGTCTTTCCATTCTTGAGTATGCCCTTTGCGATGGAAGAAAGGACGTTTTTTTCCGATAAGCGCGGCTCGTTGTTTAGCCTTAGTTTCTTCGGAAGTTACGCTTCCAAGTCTGAGTTGACGTATTTTTTCTTTGGTTTCTTCGCTGCATACATGCTTACCGTGCGTATCTTTGTGTCTGTCTGTAAAGTGTTCTTTAGGAGTGACCCATTCAAGGTTATCGGCTTTATTATTTCTCTTATCTCCGTTCTTATGATGTACGTGTTTGCAATTATTTGGATTCTCAATCCAGCATGTAGCAACAATTCTATGAACGAGAAATTTACTCAAGCGAAGATAACCATTGCCCAACTCTGTAGGAACACAAGGAGCCATCCTTCTAAGAACTTTTCCGCAGCGAGAAGCCGCATAGATGTGGTTGAAAACTCGATATTCGATGCCTTCCACATTAAAGACGATCACGTTGATTCTCCTTTAGATGATATGAGACTACATTCTACCAAAAATCAAAGGAAATTGAAACATGGCTAATTCGGTGCTCACAATTGACATGATAACCCGCAAGGCGCTCGATATTTTCGAGAACTCGCTCGTTATCAGTCGCAACGCAAATAGGCAATATGATGACGCATACGCCGTCGAAGGCGCAAAAATCGGCTCTACCCTGCGCATTCGCCTGCCTGACCGCGCTTTGGTTACTACCGGCGCGGCGCTGAACGTTCAGGATGAAAACCAGCAATACGTCAACCTGACGCTGGCAACGCAAAAGCACATCGGCATCAATTTTACGACCGCCGAACTGACGATGAACCTGTCTGACTTCGCGGACATTGTTCTGAAACCGCGTATCAGCCAGCTTGCCTCCAGCGTGGACGCGGACGTTGCGAACGTCTATTCGTCTTTCTACAATTCGGTCGGCACGCCAGGAACGACTCCGGCGACTTCGCTAGTTCTGCTGCAGGCGCAGCAAAAGCTGAACGAAACCGCTGCGGATCAGGCAAACCGTTACGCTGCAGTCAACCCGGCTGCAAATGCCGCGCTGGTCGAAGGGATGAAGGGTTTCTTTAACCCGACTGACACGATCAGCAGGCAATTCAAATCCGGCTTCATGGGCAATGGCATTTTGGGCTACGACGAAATCAGCATGTCGCAGTCCATCGCCATGCACACGACCGGCAATTGGGGCACGACGATCATATCGACGGGCACCATTGCGACCCAAGGCCAGGCCACGTTGCCGATCACGTTTACCGGCTCCGGGTCGACTTGGAAAGCTGGCGACGTGTTCACAATCGGCAGCGTCTATGCCGTGAATCCGCAGACTCGCGCCTCGACCGGAAGCCTGCAGCAATTCGTTGTAACGGCGAATGTCACGGCGACCACGACCGGAACGCTGGCGATTTCCCCTGCCATCTATACCTCGGCGCACGCCCTGGCGACGGTGGACAGCTTCCCGCAAGCCAACGCAGTCGTTACAATGCTCGGCACCGCTGCGACGCAATACCCGCAGAATCTGGTCTACCAGAAAAACGCCATTGCGCTGGTTACGGCTGATCTGGTGATGCCGCAGGGCGTGGACATGGCTAGTAGACAGGTTCATAACGGCATTTCCATGCGGATCGTGCGCCAGTACGACATCAACAACGACCGGATGCCGTGCCGGGTGGACGTTCTGTATGGCTACGGCG